ACCATCGACCCGCAGATTAAAAGTCTGCTGCTCTACCAACTGAGCTATAGGAACGCACCCCTGGCTGGAATCGAACCAGCGACCAACAGATTAGAAGTCTGTTGCTCTTCCGCTGAGCTACAGAGGTATTTTATATAATTTTACTAAGGCCTATACCCATCAACCACAATTACTTGATTAAATTCGTATTTCATGTTTTTAAAAGTTTCATATAGTTGACCGATGGTTCCCCTAAATGTTTTTTCGTTTTCATGAGTCAATCCTATTGAAATTGATGCTAACCTGTTTTTACCAAAAGAGACTGACATGTCTTCTAGGGCATCTACTGTATTGCATCCATGCTCTGTAGTAAAAAAAATCATAGTCTTATACTCTTTCTTTAAAGAATTAAAAAAAATAACTCTTTCATCTTTTAAATCTGGAATATCTGATTCAAATGTAAATTTATGAGTATCTAATCCTGAAAGCACCAGTGCTGTTATCAATGATGTGGGTCCAGGAATACATGTTAGATGTACTCCTCTTTTTATTGCTTCACGAACTAGCTCCCAGCCAGGATCGTGTATCATTGGCATTCCTTCTGAAGACAAAAGAGCTGCGTCTTTGCCATCTAACAATAAATTACAAATTTTATCTGTAAGTTCTTTGCTATTTGGAAGCTCATTTCTCCATTCAATTACTGGCCTTGATATTGTTATTCCTAAATTATTACACAAACTAAAGAAAGCATGCTTATGCTCAACCACATAAAAATCTACACTAGCAATTGTATCCATAAATCTTTTGCTTGTGTCTAAAATATTTCCTATGTGGGTTCCAACTATTATTAACCTACCAGTATTAATTTGATCTCCTTTGAAGTAAATTAATTTTAACTTATTTTTTAATTATTGTCAATAGTTTTTTCTACTATTTGCTGAACATATTCAGAAAAATGTTTTCTTACACTTCCAGAAGGTCGAGATCCAATAGACAGCCAAATTCTTTTATATTCAACTATATTAGCAAAAGTAGTGGGGCAGACAACTATGTCCTGGTACTCCTTTAATACAGTCGGAAGAGGCACATGCTTGCCGCAACACTTACATTCTTTAGCCTTTTCTTGATATGTACTCATATTATTAACATCCTATCCATTGATTCCTTTAGTTCTTGTGGCATTCGTGGTGCCCTTATCATATTTTGAGCATACTCTATCTCTTCACTATCTCTATCATTTAACATTGAGCTATAAGTATGAATATCTATTTCTTGATTATTTTCAAATCTGGTTCTGCTTATTGCATTATATATTGATCCACATACAGCGTCCGCCAAGTCCTTAGAGCCTTTTCTTGGGTGATCAACTCTATCACGCATTATCTTTAGCTGAAGTAGTTCATCTATTAGAAGAGGTATTCTTGGGCCAAGCAGCCTCTCTTCTAAAACTATCATAGCCATATCATCGTAGTGTTTCTTTGCGACAGACAAAATTTCAGTGTTAATTCCATACTGCTTTAGCTGCTGCATCATGTCATGAGAGTTCCATCGGTCAAATGTACAAACACGTATCTTGAATCCCATAGTTCTTAGTGCTAAAATATAATCCTTAACTTCAGTAAAGTCTACAGACTTGTCTGCTGTTGGAGTCCAATACCTTACTGCATCTACTTCAACTATTGGTGCTGGCTGAGAATATTCATTTGTTATTTTTATGTTAACCCATTTTTGTACATGAGCCAGAGATACTGCACAGTGGTCATGCTTTTGAGCTAAGTCAACATGTATAAAATATTCTTTATCTGGGTCTGGTGCAAACCAATTTTCAAATCGCCCAAAGCCGTCTATAGCAATTGCAGTATTTCTAAATGCTGATTCAATTTTTTCCCTAGACTTAAAGAATGCATCTATCGCTTCTGCTGGCATACAAGCAAATCTTCCTAGCGCATCAGATGGATTTTTATAAAATGCAACCTTAAAGTCTTCTATCTTTCTAACTGGATTAACATCCCATGTTGGTCTTTTAAGGGCATACATCTTTGGATATTTATACGAGATGATATGATCTTCTTCCCATTCAACATCAAATTCATTTCCGTCGGTTCCGTCTGGAAGATCATCATCTAGCTTAAAATGATGAGTTCTTATAACAGTTTCTTTTTCAGCAACCACGTCGTCATATCTTTGCTGTATATAATCATTTTTGTATCTTGGGAATGAAAGCAGAATTACTTTGCCAAAGTCTGGAAAACGTGAATCTACGGATGCCCTGTACATATCATAAATTGCAGAGCCTGTTTTTGCCTGCTCGTGACCAGTTGTATTTTCAATTGCAAAGCCAGAAATTTCATCAAGGATGATTACAATAACGTTGTATCCTTCCCAAGCTTCTCTTTCAGAGTGCCCTGAGTGTACAGTAATTGCTTTATCAAATTTAATTTCAGAAGCCTTTGCTTCATACCTGCCAACAAACCACGGGGATTTATCTATTCGTGTTTTAAAGCCTTTAAAGAAAACATTGTTTGCCTGCTGAGAGTTAATAGCAATGTTAATAATATCAATTGAGTCTCCAGGTGGCTTTCCATAATATGTTGCTGGGTCTTTTAAACACAATAGTAAATAAACTATATAGGATACTGCAATGGTTGAGCAGTAGTCTTTTCCAGACCCTTTTCCTAATTGAGCAACAACCTCATTGGCTGTTTGCTTAAACATTCTCTTGCCTTCTTCTTGTCCAAATAGTTTAATTAATGTTGACTCTTTATATATCTGAGAGCTTTTTTCTATTAAAGTGTATTGATATTCTGAAAGCGGTGGTAAGCCAAGATAATCTGGGCTCTGCACAAATGTTCTTAAGTCTACTGGCTTTTCTTCAAACTCTTCGCCATCTAAAATATCAATTAAATCAGAAAAATCAAACGACATCTGCGTCCTCAATTATAACTGCTTCCACTATCCCAGTTATTTGAGACAAACGTTTAGCAACTTCCATTTTGCATTTTGGACATACAGATGTAACTTCTTTTAATATTTTTACTAATACATCTTGTTTACGCTCTGCTTCTGCAACCTGAGAAGCCAATTCATTATTTTCAAGTACTCCAACGTCTTGAAGCATGCCTATTCTTTTGCCTTCAATGTCTGCTATAAGCTTTAAGGCTCCAGACTTAACATTTAGTTGACCAGCCTGATCTGCGTCTTCTACGGTCTTCCAGGCCTCTTTTATGAGCATTGCATAGTGTTGGTCTGCTCCCGATATGGCTTCTTTAGCACGGTCTCTAAGTCCGCTATCGTTGTGAACTACAGACTTCCACTCATCAATAAACTCAACAACCTCTTTACGAGAGAAGCCAGTAATTGTTGCAATTTGGGTAGCGCTGTTACCCTTAAGCAGTTCTTCAACCACCTTGTTCATTCTATCAAAATGTTGTGCGAGTTCTATTTCAGCCATAGTTTAATTATACTTCTAGTTGACTGAAATAGCAAGTTTCTTAGCAATTTTAAGTAAGATTAAATAGCCAATCATATCGTCAATATCATTATCCCCTGCAAATCCTGAGCCATTCTTTATCCTATTAATTTTGTCATCAATTCTGATCTTAATCTGCTCTTGATTATCTGCCTGAGAAAATATACGAATAGGGCTTAATGCTGAGTCTCCATAAGATATATTCTTTTTAATTAGCATCTCTGCAATATCAAGACATTCTCTAATTATTTTATGTCCAGAAGGTGCATCAGTTGCAATTAATTGCAAATCTGTTACCAATGCTTGATAGCTATCTTTATTTGGATAATCTGTTCCCGCCATTATTCCATCTCCTTATATAATTGTTTAAGACCTTTCAATGTTCCTATGTCCATGTACTTTCCGCCCGCCCTTGCGGCCCTGACATCTAAATTCATATCAATCCATTCTTGTATTTGTTTTCCTGGATGCTCTAAATCTACATCTATGTATCTTATCAAATTTTTGCGGAATAGCATAGTGCCCCACATATGTGGATATTCACAGCTAGATGTTTTATCCATAGAAGAAAGAACTTTATCTCCAGACAATAATACCTGGCCAACCCTTCCCCTAAGATCTTCACTGCAATCCCATGTTCCAAGCACAAGGTCGCCAGGAATGTTAGTCATTTCTTTATAAATATTTTTTTGAGATCCATGTATATAAGTGTCTGGCATTCCAATTAAAACGGTATCGTTGTAATCTCCAACCATAAATTTTACTGCGTCTGACATAGTAGATGGCTCACGAACAATTAACTTAATGTTCATATCCATATTTTGAATAATTGGAACCCATTCTGCTCTGGTGGAGACTCTAACTTCATCACAAACTTCCAGCATTTGTTCCACATGCCACTGCAAAAGTGATCTCTCATCAGAAATTGGCAAACAAAATTTAGGTATGCCGCCTACTCGTGAAGCTTTCCCTGATGCAGGTAAAATTCCTATTGTTGACATTATTTCTCCCACTCATGCGGATTGAATCCATTAGGATATGACTCATTAACCATTGGATCTTTTTTCCATGCAATCCATCCAGCTTCTCTATCATCCCCCCAATATAAATGAACTACATCTTTATCCAGTAGGCGCCTAGCCTCTTCGCCATTTAATATCTTCACATTATTATTTTTTAACCAGCCCATTTCCATGAGCTCTGGTGCCCAGTCATTTAAATGCTTTTGATAAGGCTCAACGCCAAGCTCTTTATAGATAGCGTCAGTAAACATCTGAACGTCTGTATAGTAATGTACCATATGGTTATGCTTTATAATACCGCTTGAACATCTTTCAACACATAGATCAATTGCTGCCTTCATTATTGGGCTCCCAGCCTTTGCAGCAATTACTTGCGTAGCAAGCCATGGGGTATCTCTTTCTATATCTAAAAGCACGTCATTGTCTTCGCTTAGCCAATCTGAGATTGGTGACTTGCAGTGTGTATCCATATCTGCATATACTCCACCATTAATATAAAGAATTGCAAATCTCCATAGACCAGCTTTCATGACTCCTAAAGGCAAATTAATATATGTATTATATACCTCTTCAGAAAAATTTTCTTTAAAAAAAGCTTCTCTATCTGGACCACTCATGTATCCGTGTTTCCAGTCTGGATTATTATGCTTCCAAGTATTTATACTATCTTTTGCATAAGATGGCAAATCTTCATATGATGTTTCATAAGTTTGCCAAATAATTTTTTCAATGCTCATCTTTTTTTAATTAATCCAAACTGCTCTAGGTATCTCTGTATAGTCATAGCAGATACTTGACACTCTTTACCTATCTCTGTTACTGTTTTCTTTTGAACTACATATCTTCTATATAGCCATTCTTTACTTTGATATAGTTTCATCGCTCCGTCAAAACCTTATTTGCATAGTGTGCAATTCCAAATGAATCTGCAACATCAAAATCATCTAAAGAAAGGCCATATTTATTATTAAAATAATCTACAGTCCTTTGCTTACGCATATTCCTTATTTTATTTTTATACCAGGAATCAGCATATCCTGGGTTAAGCAATCTTATAGAAGCCTTTTCCTCTTTCGTAGGGTTCTTGTTTCCAATATACGCCTGCCAAGACGTTGGAGAAATAGTAATAACACTAGCACCAGTAGACATAAGTTCAGCAATGACAACGCCATATACATAAGACAATTTTATCACAGCATCTGGTGATCTGACAAGAATAGCCCCTTCTACAACAATATAATCAGACTTTAATTCATCTAGCATCATGGCCATTTTCCTTTTAGCATCATATATTTTTTCATATATATCAATTCCTTCAAGGT